GCCCTATCGCCATTTCGCTTTGGGTAAAAATACTGCTGAAAGCCAACTGGAAAGACGGTTGGTTTATGGGTGTAAAAATCCCTCGAGGATCGTTCGCAACGTCAATAAAAAATTTGAGCGAAGAAATTGGAGTTTCTCACAACACAATAACAAAATGGCTAAAAATTTTTGAAAAAGAGAAGCAAATCTCGCTAAAATCTACAAACAAATTTACCGTAATAAGTGTAGTAAACTACGCATTATTTCAAGATTTTGAAATTGATACTGGTAAACAAAGTGGTAAACAGACTGGTAAACAGACTGGTAAACAGACTGGTAAACAAAGTGGTGACAATAGAACAATAAAACCATTTAACAAAGAAACAAAGGAACAAATAAAAGATAAAAAGATAAAAGATATATCGCCTAGATTTGTTCGCCCAACGCTTCAGGAACTTTCAGATTATGCAAAATCAATTTCCTACACAGATTTCAACCCGCATTATTTTATGAATTACTATGACGGAAATGGATGGATGGCTGGAAGCCACAAGATGAAAGATTGGCAAGCGACAGTTAGGAATTGGAAAATCAGAGATGAAAAAAAGAAAGTTAAAATAGAGCATAATACTCTGGAGGACTTACCGTTTTGACAGAAGAACACGTTAAAAAAATATTGACCATGTTAAAAGCCAATTATCCACAAAGTTTTTCAAAGCTAACACCAGAGATGGGAGAGATACTATTGGCAACATGGAGCATTGCGCTAAGGCCGTATGACGACAACAAGGTCAACGCTGCCGTCATCACTTGGATTTGCAGACATGATGGAGCGTTTGCACCTACAGTAGGTCAGATTTGTTCCCGCATAGCTAAAACACCGATTTACATGTATGCCAGATTTTATCCGGAATTGTTTGTTGGTGATGGAGCGTTGCCAATCGGCTCTGCCAAAACAGTGCAGTCATTGACTGGATACACCGAAGCACAGATTGAAGCACCGAATAATCCGAAAGCCGAAGAAAGATCAGAAGTTAAAGCGCTGCAAGCAAAAATGAAAGCGAGGAAAACGGAATGAGCGACATGGAACAGTTAGCGATTGACCGATTGATGCAGGTCATTCACAGGCAGAACGAAACGATAGACAGCCAATATACAACGATCTTGCACTTGGAAGAAAAAATCAGGCAGTACGAAAAAATGGAAAGCGATAGATAAAAATGAGATTGATTAATGCAGATGAACTTGAAAAAAGAACAGTGCTTGTTGAAGGCGATGAATTTGATGGAGAATATGTTATTCCGTATGCGTCATTTGAAATATTGCCTACAGTCGATGCGGTGCCAGTTGTTCATGCACACTGGGAAAGCTATTCTAATCCGTATGCCCTGACTCCAGGTGGTTGTCCATATGTCAGGTGCAGCCGTTGCCATGGCGATGGATCACGACATCTAGGCGGCCCAGAAGGATACCTTTGGACATACTGCCCTAATTGTGGAGCAAAGATGGATGAAAAAGTAGAGGATAAAACAGATGAAAAAGAATGAAGATGCAATTGAAAAAGTTGAAGTAAGCATGCTCAACCAGATGAACGAAAAGATGTATGTTGTAAAAGTCGGTGATGCATATGTACAGGCATATTGTTCTACTAGACAGATTCGATTATCAAAAAATTTTGATGATGCATATCGTTTTAGAACCTACCATTCAGCGAACAGAATTGCCGATATTTTCGGCGGTGAAGCGCTTCGGGTAGGAGCATACAGCTTAATGTTTATCAATGCAGAGGATAACAAATAATGAAAACACATTATTTAAAATTGCATGAAGATTATTGCGATGATGTTATATCTGGCAAAAAGTCATTTGAAATCAGGAACAACGATAGAAATTTTCAAGTAGGAGACCATATTAAATTTCAAGCGGTTAAAGATGATCCTGAATGCTGGCGTAAAAAGATTGAAATTGATCATGCTATAAATGGAAAAGAATTTGAAATTACTTATATCCTTAATGGCGATGGTTGGTTGCTTCAAAAAGGATGGGTAATATTTGCAACCAAGGAGGTAGATGACGATTGACGATTGAAGAACTTGAGGACTTCAAGGGACTGTCAACAGAGGTTCAAGCGATACAGGATGAGATAGATAGCCTTTACAATCCTGTGTGCTGCCCTAATGGTAAGACGGGTGGAGGACATTCTAGTACGCCGTCAGCGCCAACAGAACGAGCCGTAGGGCGCATACTAGACCTAAAAGAAAAGTTAGAAGCGACACAGGATGAACTGGCGAGAGAAATGGAAACCATTGAGCAATGGTTGGAAGATGTCAGCGATGCAGAGATACGATCAATAATCAGGTGGCATTATCTGCTAGGTCTTGATTGGCGGCGAACGAACATGAAAGTCTATGGTTATCCAAGCTACTATGCATGCAGGAAACGCATCATGCGTTATTTCGGAAAAGAAGAATAACTTTGAATAGTCCAATTTGTTAAGAACCGTACAAAATAAAAGTGATAATCTATAAGTGTCAAAGAACAAGCAGAGAGCTAAACAGTTCCCTGCTTTTTGTATGCGATGCAGCATGTTAGAAAAATATGCCGTTTATTTTGCGTTTAAGGCTATGCGATAATTGAATGGCATAAACATCAAGGCAATGCGCTAATCGTTCTCAGAACGAACAGAATGAAGCGAGAGAGCCATTGTAGCAATGAAAGAAGACTGAATAAGAACAAATGAAAGACAGAGTTGAAAACAAACGTGGCAGACCAGACCGCAAGATAGACAGACGTAAGCGTGTACGGCTAAGCCCGTGTGCAGACTGCTACGCAAAAGAAACATGCACACGAGAGCATGACTGCACAGACTACAGGGCATGGCAACGAGGGTACATGGCAGAGGCTAGAGAGAGACACAGCAGTTAATGGCAAAGGACTTTGCCATGCATTTCTACAATTCAAAAGCATGGCGGAATTGTCGCAAGGCTTACATGGCCAAGGCTGGTGGGCTATGCGAGATCTGTTTAGCCAAGGGCATCATCAAGCCTGGCGAGATCGTTCATCATAAAGTGCATCTAACACCGGACAACATAAACAATCCGGCAATCACTCTCAGCTTTGACAACTTACAGCTTGTGTGTCGTGAGTGCCACGCAGAGATACATGAAAGTGAGACTCATTTAGTAAACCGAAGATACACGGTTGATGAGTGCGGAAACGTGAAAGCAAAAAAGTAGACACCCCCCAAGTGACTAGAAATGGGGCTATACGGGAACACCGATGCTAATAGGGGCATACTCAGACCCTCACGGAGTAAACCATGCCGGTGTAGATAATTGACGAAAGTATCAAAAATTAAACGGTAATTAAACGGAATTGAGTTGAATTGATGAGAGGAAAAACGAATGGAAAAGAGTTCAAAAGACAAAAGAATTTCGGCTGAATATAAAAAGTTGAAAAATATTTTTGCTGGAATTGATGCAAACAAGGCACAGTTGGTAGACCGGCTCATCCATTCACTTGCGTTCATGCGCATCAACATCGAGGACTTGGAACAGTCAATAAATGAGAACGGATGGGATGAAGAATACACAAACGGTAAAAATCAGGGCGGTCGGAAACGTTCGGCGGCGGCTGATGCCTATCTGCAACTAGCAAAACAGTATGCGCAGATAATTAAACAGTTGACTGATTTAGTGCCGCCTGCTGAGCGCAAAGAAATCAGCAAATTAGATGCATTTATGGCGGGAAGCAAAAAATGAAACGGATGATTAGATGGAATATGGAGAAATCAGCAAATATGAGAATGCTATCGAGACCGGAGCAGAGATTACCGGTGAGTGGATCAAAAAATGGTATAAATACATTCTTGACGGCCTAAAAAATAAATCGTTTTTCTATGACGACGTGAAAGCTAAAAGGGCAGTAAGTTTTATCGAGACATTCTGCCATCACTCAAAAGGGATGTCAGGTATTATCAAATTGGAGCTATGGCAAAAAGCTCTTATTTCTGTTTTATTCGGTGTCGTTGGTGCAGACGGCTACCGCCAATTCCGCGAGGTCGTTATTATCATAGGCAAAAAAAATGGTAAATCTTTGCTTGCATCGGCAATCTCAACCTACATGCTTTTTGCGGATGGAGAAATGGGACCCGATTGCATTTGTATAGCACCATTGCTTCAGCAATCGTCCTATGTTTTTAATGACATAATGGCGGATATTCAGTTGGAGCCGGAGCTTGCAAAAAAAACAAAGTCCACTCGAAGTGGTTGGAAAATTCCGGAAACTTTTGGCTCAATCCAACAAATCGCATTTAACGAAGAACAGACAGACGGTATGAACCCACATATCGCAGTATTGGATGAAATGGCGGCATGGGCTGGAGCATCAGGATTGAAGCAGTACCAAGTAATTAAATCGTCATTAGGCGCACGAAAACAGGCCATGATGCTATCAATCACAACTGCCGGATATGTAGACGATGGCGTATACGATGACGTTCTAAAAAGAGCTATCGCTTTGCTGAGTGGGAACAGCACAGAAACACGGTTTGCGCCATTTATTTACATGATTGATGATGTTCAGCGTTGGGACGATCTCAACGAGATAAAAAAAGCCAATCCTAATTTAGGCGTTTCTATTCCGGAGGATATCATCAAAGAGGACATTGCGGCGGCAAAGATTTCACCTGCAAGCATGGCTGAGTTCCTGTGCAAAAGATGCAACGTAAAACAAAACAGTTCTACTGCATGGCTAAGAGCCGAAGAGGTAGAAAAGTGCTTCGGGAAAATCACGATGAATGGAAAAACGTATCACCATTTACAGGCCGACATGTTCAAACATTGCTATTGCGTTGGCGGCATTGACCTGTCAAAATCAGGCGACCTTACATCAGCATGCTTGGCTATCCAAGTGCATGATGAGATTTACGGACTATGTCATTTTTGGATACCAAGGAACAAGATGCAGGAATGTATCAAACGCGATAGATTGCCGTATGACATTTACATGCAACGTGGCTTCCTGTCTCTTTCGGGAGACAATAACATAAATTCTGACGACTGTGAACGATGGTTTGACCAGATGATTTCAGAATATGAGCTGCTGCCTATCTATGTAGGGTATGACAAATGGATGGCGAGAACGCTATCCGACAGTATGCGCGGCAAAGGTTACCATATGGATTGGGTTAATCAAGGATTTAATCTTAACGCCGTCATTCGAGAAATGGACGGCCTTATTCGAGACGGCCACATACATTTCGGCGATAACGATCTAATGAAAGTTCATTTGTTAGAAACAACGTTGGTAAGAGATACAAAAAAAGATTTATTTATGATTGGCAAGATCAATGAGAACAAACATATAGACGGCGTTGCCGCCTTTTTGGATGCAATGACAGTACGCCAAAAAAACTGGGCGAACAGTGGCCAGCAGTTGAGAAACGATGGCTATGAGCAGTTGGGAAAAGAGGTTGACGATGGGACTATTTGATAAAATATTTGGGAAAAAGCAGCAAGACAAACAGAGCGCAGGCACAACCTTTCAGGGGCTTACTGCCTATCAACCTATTTGGCACTCCCGCATGGGCGAAATCTATGAGAGCGAATTAGTCAGAGAAAGCATCAACGCTAGGGCTACTCATTTTTCAAAACTTCAGCCAGTGTTCACCGGCTCAGCTAATCCTAAATTAGTAAACACGTTGAAACGTAGACCTAACGAGTGGCAAACATGGTCGCAGTTTTTGTATCGTACTAGCACAATTTTAGACGTGCAGAACACGGCGTTTATTGTTCCAGTTTTTGATGCAAGCGGAATAAAAGTCAACGGAATTTATACGGTGCTACCATCACGATGCGAAATCGTAGACGTTAATGGCATCCCATTTGTTCGCTATTCATTTTCTGACGGTTCATCAGCGGCCATTGAATTAGCAAGCGTTGGAATTCTAACAAAATTCCAATACAAAGACGATTTTTTCGGCACGAATAATAGCGCAATCAATTCGACACTTGATTTGATTGACTTGCAACAGCAGGGGATTTGTGAAGCAGTAAAAAACAGCGCAACATTCCGCTTCATGGCGAAGCTTACTAATTTTCAAAATGAGAACGACATTAAAAAAGAGCGTGAGCGCTTTAACAAAAACACTTTCGGTTCAGACAATGAGGGCGGCATCCTGCTATTCCCGAACACAATGTCAGAGATCCAGCAGATTAAATCAGACGGCTACAAAGCCGACCCTCAGCAGATGGACTTGATTGAAAAAAATGTGTTCCGCTATTTCGGCACAAATGAAGATGTTCTTATGAATAAGGCTTTTGGAGACTCATGGACAGCATTTTATGAAGGCGCAATCGAGCCACTATCAATCCAAATGTCAGATGTCATTACGCGCATGATTTTTACAGAGACCGAACAGTCTTATGATGCATCATTTACTCTCACGGCTAACCGCATGCAGTACATGAGCACGCAAACAAAATTAAACGTGTCAACACAGCTTTTAGACAGGGGCGTTTTTTGCTTGGATGATGTGCTTGATATTTGGAACATGCCACACCTGCCAGACGGCAAGGGACAGACGCACGTTATTCGCGGTGAGTATAAAAACACAGACACAATTCAGAACATATCGCCAGACGATGAAAAGCCGGATGAAGATGATACATGCGAGCATGAAAAAGATAAAGAAGATATTGAAGATGAACCGGATGAAAAAGAACCGGAAGATGATCCAAAAGGAAAAGAGGGAAAATAATGATAACACCAAAAACAAGAGAATATAGATCGTTCGCACCAACTTTAAATGATGATGGAAATATCGAGGGATATGCCGCTGTGTTTAATGACACAGAGGTAATGTACACGGATGCTTATTTGGGCATCGAATACAAAGAAAAAATAGATCAACATGCGTTTGATGAATGTGACATGTCCGATGTGGTTTTGAATTTTAATCATTCGGGTAAGCCTGTCGCAAGGACAAGAAATAAAACTTTACAACTGGATGTTGACACACATGGATTGCACCAACTGGCTAATCTGTCAGGCACTCAAGATGGTAGAAATATGTTAGAAGAAATCAAGGGCGGTTATTTGGACAAAATGTCTTTCAGCTTCATGGTGTCAGAGGATGCTTATGATGCTGTTAGTCATACACGCACGCTTTTAAAAATCAGCAAACTGTTTGATGTTTCAGTTGTTGATAGACCAGCGTACGAGGCAACAAGCGTTTCAGCTAGAGATTACTACAGTGCAAAGGCGGAGGCAGAGCGCAAGGCATCAGAGGATGCTGCAGAAATTGAACGCAAACGCAAGGTTTTGGAATTAAAAATTAAAACATTGCAGTTCTAAAGAAAAGGAGAAAAAAGAGAAAATGAAAATCGAAGATATTGAAAAGAGAATGTCAGAAATCAAAGAAGAAATTGAAAAGCCAGATGCAGACCTTGAAGCATTGAGCAAAGAAGTAGACAATTTGACAGAGGAAAGAAACAAGCTGAACGAACAGGCAGAATTGAGAAAGAAAGTCGCCGCTGGTTCTATTGGGACAGTAAAGAAGAACCTTGAAGAAATGGGCGATGCGAGAGGAAAGAAAATGAACGAAGCAGAAGAGAGAGCTAATCAGTTTGTACAGACAGGCCGCATGGAGACACGCGCAGTATTGTCAACTGGTAAGATCGTTAAGCCTACAAAGGCGGCTAATGAAGTAAATGGCCTTGCAGATGTAGCGTCCGGCATCGTTGATGATGTCAATGCAATTTCACTCACGGGTAACGGAGCATGGACAGCAGCCTACAAAAAGACCAACACTGCTGCCGCAGATGTTGTCGACGGTTCTACAGTCGCGGGCACAGGCGCAACTTATGACTATGTCACGATCAATCCGGCAGAGTGGGGAGTGCTTGACGAGGTTTCAAATCAGGTCAAAAAGTTGACCAGTGTTGACTACCAGATGAACGTGGAGAACAGCGCAGTTTCTGCATTAAGAGACACTGCATCCGCTAAGATCATCGCGGCAGTATTGGCGTCTTCACTGGTAGAAAAGAAGTATTCTGTAAAGCTTGATGAAAAGTATATTCGCCAGATTGTGCTGGGCTTCCGCGCTATCACAGGCAAGGGAAATGTTTCCCTTTATTTAACACAGGCAGACTTAGCAACACTTGGCGCAGTTCGCGGGACAGCAGAAAAAAAGCCGGTCTATGAAATCACATTTGATGCCGGCACGACAACTTCAGGAACTATTCAGGATGGCGGAATGTCTGTACGTTTCCGCGTTATTGACGGCCTTACAGACGGCACGCAGTTATTCGGACAGCCTGGAGCTATTGACATGCCTATGTGGGACAACTACACAATCGCAACCGATGAGGGCGGCGATTACTTCAAGCGCAACATGATTGGCGTACGCGGCTTACAGACTGCAAATGCAGACCTTGTTGCTCTGCATGGCATGCAGATTATTTCTCAGTCTGCACAGGCTTAATTTCTAAAAACGTTTTCTAAAAATGAAGGGTAGGTAAAACAACAATGGCAATCTTAGACAAATGCAAAAGCGCGCTACAAATTGCGGATGACACATCCGCTTATGATGATGAGGTCAAGGACTTAATAGCGGCGGCTAGGCTTGACTTAAGTATTGCCGGAGTTGTTGATCCTGTTTCTCATACAACCGGAAGCGAAGATGAAAATCCACTGATTGAACGAGCAATAATTACTTACTGCCGTTTCAGTTTTGGAAGCCCAGCCGATTATGACAAATTGAAATCGGCTTATGATGAACAGAAAGCTCAGATGAAAAGTGCAACTGGGTATACGGACTGGGGAACGACCGAATGAGCGAATACGGTGAAGCAAAACTTGTGCATGTAACGCACAGCACAGATGACATAGGTCAGACGGTCAATGCAGAGGTTCTAAGGCCTGTTCCGGTTGAGGTTAAATCAATCGGGCGCGCTGAATGGAACGCCGCAGGACAGCAAGGTTTAAGCCCATCTATGACTCTTGTAACAAATAAAGCAAACTACCAGAAAGAGCAGTCGATAGAATTTGACGGAGAGCGTTATTCAATCTATCGGACATATGCACGCATGGATGGAAAAATCGAACTGTATCTGAAGCAAGAAACCGGTGTTTCGTGAGATGAAAACCAAAAAAATAAACATCGATAAACTAGCAGAAACTATTGATAGCGATCTCGATGACTATGTGAAAAATCTCAACGCAAACATGCAGACGGCGGCAGAAGATGCGGCGGGAGTACTTGAGGATGAGATTGCGCGAACAGCGCCGAGAGCTTCAGGTCACTACGCTAAATCATGGACACATACAAAGACGTTTAAAAAATCAGGTTCTAACCATACGATTGTTTATTCAACCGATTATCGCATAGCACATTTATTGGAGAACGGTCACAACGTGGTTAGAAATGGTCATGTTTGCGGATACTATAGACCTCATCCACACATTGCGCCGGCGGCAGAGAAAGCATCAGAATATTTAATTAGCAGATTGAAAGGCGAGCTATGAAAAAATCAATTCAGGAAATTGAAACGGCCTTGAAAAATCATGGTATTGAATGCCGGTATAACGTATGGCCGGCAGACGATAAACAGCTATCAAAAACATACGCAACAGTACAAATTACTAAAAGTGAAAACATGCAAGCAGACGACAGCGTCTATGAGCATGTTTTTAATTTTGAATTAAATTTATTCACCAGCAAAAAGGACATTGATGCAGAAGAAGCTGTGATGAGCGCTCTCGATGAATTAGGCACTGCCTACAATTCAACGGAGTACTACAACACAACCAATCAAAGCTATCAAATTTCTTATTCTTTTGACTTGGCTGAATAAAAAAACAGAAAGGAAGAAATAAAAAAATGTCAACAGCAACAGAAAATAAAGTTCAGTATGGACTTAAAAATGCGCATTATGCAGTAGTTACATACACAGACGATACTCCAACATATGGTACACCGGTAGCAATTCCTGGTAGTGTTTCTCTGTCTCTTAAACATTCAGGAGACATCGAAAAATTCTATGCAGACGATGGAGATTTCTACGACATGAATAACAACAATGGTTATTCAGGAGACTTGGAAATTGCAAACGTACCAGACCAGTTTTTAATTGACTGCTTGGGATACACGCTTGACGCTACATCAAAGGCTCTAATCGAAAATGCGGATGCGCAGATTTGCAGATTTGCGCTCATGTTTGAATTTAACGGAGACAAGAAAGCAACGCGACATGTTTTATATCAATGCACGGCTTCACGTCCAGACATTGAGGGAAAAACAAACAGTGAAAAAATGACAATCCAGACCGCAAAGCTCAGCATCAACGCATCAAAGAGACCGGATGGAGTTGTAAAGTTCTCATCAACGGCAGACACTCCAACAGCAACCTATGATGCATGGTACACAAAGGTTCAGGAACCAACACCAGGAAAACCAGCTGCTTAATGTTTATTAGAGTTTTCAAAAAACGAAAGGTGACACACAATGAATAAAACAGTGAATATCGGCGGTAAGGATATTGAGTTTGCCGCCG